GAGATCGGTAGAAACCGAGTTTCTGTCGCAGCGTACAGGCACAGCAAGATCAACAAGACCAAGTTCTCCGTCAAGATGATGCCAGACGGCACGATCAGATGCTGGAGGACGAAATGAGCATTGACGCAATGAAGCAGGAGCCGGTGGCGTGGATGCAGTCAGACGAGGTGCATATATCGCTGTGGAAAGACGATTACCACAACATACCGCTTTACACCACCCCACCCGCAGCACCTGTGCAGGAGGCTGACGCCTACGGCCATGCAAAGCGCCTTGCTGAAGCTATTTGGCAAAAGCACTATAAGGCCACCGCACCGCAGTGGAAGCCGTTTGACGACCTGATAGGCGTACTCACGCAGATTGACAACATGACCGCAGGACTGACCGCACAGCCAGCACAGCGCAAGCCGCTGACGGATGAGCAGATTGAATCAGGTCGTCGCGTCCTTTCGTGCTTTGATTTTGATTTATTTATGGCGGGCGCTCGATTTGCAGAAGCCGCGCACGGCATAAAGGAGAAGAACACATGACCCGCGACGACATCATCCGCATGGCGCGGGAGGCAGCGGAATACGCCGACACTCACACAGAAGATGTGGAGCCAAACGATGATGAGTGGTCTGCGCTAAGAGACAAACGCTTTGCCGAACTTGTTCGTGCTGATGAGCGCGAGGCGTGTGCGAAGGTGTGTGAGGACAAAAACACTTTGTTGGCTTGGCCGACATACGCCGCCGCCATCCGAGCAAGGGGGCAGTCATGACCAATGAGCAAATCGCAACGCTCTGGCGCGAGCATCAGGAGGTGCATTCATTCGCTAGGACGATTGAATCAATCGCGGCGCAGGAAGCGCGTGATGCGTGCGCAGCACTGCTTGAAGAAAACGCGATGCACGCGACAAACCCTCTGTTCCGCAACCTGCTGCAAGCAAACGCCCAGGCCATCAGGGACATCGGCAAAGACGAAATGCCACTATTCGATGACTGGGGATGCCCGCCTTGCAATAACAAATGCAACCAGGGCCGCGAGTGTCCTGCGAGGATCAAATGACAGACACCAAAAGCAGCCGGCGCATTGCCCAGGTTAGGGCGCTTCTACACGCAAACCCCGACGGACTCACAGTTGCCGAGATGCTTGAGAGGATACCGTCAATGTATCAAGCGCATCTGGCTCGCATTCTGCGGGCAATGCCTGACTCTTACATCGACAGGTGGGTGCGAGGGAAAACACCGGGAGCGCATCGAGCAGTGTGGTGCGTGATAGTGCCGCCAGAAGATTGCCCCAGGCCATATCGGTCAGACGAGTCAATAAGGAGAAAGCGCAAATGAACGACGAAGAAAGACAGACCCTCAGAAATCACATCATCTTCCTCGGCACTCAGCTAGAGCAAGAAAGAAAACGCAGCATGGCTAAGAGCGAACTGCTGCGCCGCCTGCTGGACCGCGAAGACCTTGGATGGGCGGTCACTGACGAAGTGAGAAGCCTCGCGTACCAGTGCCTAACAGATGAGTATCTGCAATCGCGTGAGAAGGAAAATCGCCATGATTGAGCTACGCCCGTCGGCAGCAGATCGCTGGATTGCCTGTCCTGCCAGTGCAAGGCTGTCTAAGGACATACCGCCAACGCCTAGCGGGGACGCGGCGCAAGCTGGCACAGCCATTCACGCGCTGGCTGAGGACTGCTACCAGTTCGACGATGACCCGATGAATCACCTCGGCGCAACCGTCGAAGGCGTGAAGCTCGCAAAGTGGCACTGCGATATGGCAGAGGATCACCTGCAATGCATCAAGGACATCGAGGATTTTGTCGGTAGGTACAACGTCAGAATCGAGTCCAAAGTCTCCTACCTTGAGAGCGATGAAATCAGGTTGCGAGGAACGGCTGACGTTATCGGCGTGTCAAAGGACAAAAAGGTTCTCATCGTGGCCGACCTGAAGACAGGCGCTAACTACGTCGATGAGGACAGCAATCAACTGAAGGTCTACGCGCTGGCCGCGATCAAGTCGATGAAGCTCAACGAGATCGAAAAGATCGAGCTACAGATCAACCAGCCTCGCGCTGGTGGTGTGCGCATTCACGTTATGGACATCACTGATCTTCGCAAGTGGGAGCATGAGCAACTTATCCCAGCGATCTACGAAGTGATGGACACGCAGGCAAAACCTAAGCCTTCAGAGAAGGCTTGCCAGTACTGCCCAGCAAAGCTGACATGCCCTGCGCAGCAGGAGTCATTCGATGTCATCGAGGCGCAGCCCAACATCACCGCGATGACGAAGGATGAGATCAATCAGGTCATGGTCACGCTTTCCGATGAGCAGGTCAGCAGCCTCCTAGATCGCGCACCTATCGCAGAGTCATTCATCGACGCGCTGCGCAAGCACGCCCTAGAGCGCATGAAGGCCGGGGGCACGCTGCCGGGTTGGCAGCTCGCGCCCAAGCGGGCAGCGCGCAAGTGGGGCGATGAGCAGAAGGCAAAGCAAGCCCTGATCGATGCAGGAATCAACGTCGATCAACTCTATTCAACAGAGTTCATCACACCCGCAGCAGCCGAAAAGCTGCTGCCGAAAGAGCAAAAGGCGATTCTTGAAGAGCTAACCGTAAAGGAAAGTTCGGGAATCACTATTGCAAGGGACGCAAGCCTGCGTCAATAATGCCCGCTCTGGGCGAAACCTCAACCTTTGAAAGCGAAACGCAAAATGCTTAATCTATCTTCTGGCGGTGGCAATGGGAACTTCATCCGGTTCTCGCCTCAAGCGAATGCCTGGACGAACTCCCAAGGAGAGGAAATCCAATTCAAGAAGGTCATCTTCGATGTTGACAATGTGCAAACCGGGTGGCTCCTGCTCGGTGTAGGTGTACGCGATTGGCAACCCGATGCAGCCGTAGGCCGCAAAGGTGCGCAGCCGACACCGGAACATAAACGCGGCTTTAACGTCACGTTTTACAACAAGCAACTCGGCACCTGCGAGTGGTCATCGAACGGCGTAGGCCCGAACATGGGCCTTGAGCAGCTTTACGTTAAGTGCATGGAGGAGCGCAAGGCGCTGCCGCTTAACGAGTCTCTGGTTCCTGTCTGCGAGTACAAGGGAAGCAAGCTGGAGAAGATCGGCAAGGGCACTACGCGCATCCCTCAGTTCGATGTCGTCGATTGGATCGCCCGGCCTGCGGGTATGGATGCCGGCAGTGTCGAGGAAGTCGCAGCACCAGCACCAGCACCAGCACCAGCGCCTGTGGCGAAGACGGCGGCGCAGCGGGCTGTCGAGGAAAACGATGACGAGATGTTCTGACGTTAAGTCTTGAGGAGGCCGGGGCCAGTTGGTCCCGGTTTTTTTGACTCTGAAAAAAGTAAGGCTCAAATGCAAGCCGAAGAAATAGCAAAAACCCTGGGCAACGCCAAGAAGGTCAACGGGCAATGGCTCGCCTCCTGCCCAGTGCCAGGGCATGGCAGAGGCAATGGAGACAAGAACCCGTCACTGTCAATCAGTGATGGCACAGACGGGAAACCTCTCTTCCACTGTCACGGTGGATGCGATCAGGGAACCGTCTTTAACGTGATGCGCGAGAGAGGAATGCTGCCCGAGCTAGAGCAAAGGCCCGAACCCTTGTCGCTCATCAAGCCGATGGTGGCAAGCCGGCAGCTTGAGCATGAGTGGAACTACACCGACGAGGAAGGCGTAGTCCTATTCATCAAGCAGCGGTATAGGACAACGGACAGCAAAGGCAAGGACTACAAGCTCATCAAGGTGGACGAGGCAGGCCGCAGACACGCGGCAATGGGTGACGCGAGGATCGTCCCGTACAAGCTGCCCGAGCTGCTCGACGCGATCTCCAAGGGACGTTACGTCTATCTGACGGAAGGCGAGAAGGCGGCAGACGCGATCATCTCGCTCGGCTCAGTCGCCACAACGTCCCACGCCGGCAGCGGCTCATGGCCGGAGGCTATCACGCAATACTTCGCAGGGGCCAATGTTGTCATCCTCCCGGACAACGATCAGCCCGGCTGGAAGTACGCCAGGAAGGCAGCAGCCAAGATTCTGCCGGTAGCCAAGTCGGTCAGGATCATCGACCTGGGTGGCGATGACCTGGGCGACGATGCCTATGAGTGGATACACCTGCAAGGCAAGACGCGGCAGGATCTCGCCGATCTGGTCAAGGGGCAAGCCCCAATCACCTCGGAGCAGGAGATCAGGACGCCAGAGCGCCTCAAGGAAAAGCCACCAGAGGCAGCAATGCCGGCTACGCCGGCAGAGCAAACCCAAGCAACGCCAAAGGCACCAGAAGCGCCAGATGCGAAGCAAAAGGCGCAGCGTAGAGCCATCACGCTCGAAGCATGGGACGAAATCAGGGATGAGCCTGTCGAGTGGCTTGTCGATAAGGTTATCCCTAGAAATGGTTTCGTAGCGCTGTACGGTCCCCCAGGATCATTTAAGTCATTCATAGCCCTGGACATCGCGGCAGCGATTGCCCGCGAGGCCCAGTGGTTTGGGCATCAGGCGAAGCCATCGGACAACGGAGCGGTCATCTACATCGCTGGCGAAGGCCACGGCGGCATAGGGGCGCGGATTAAAGCCTGCCGCATCCACCACAACATCGAGGGAGGCATCCCGATCTACTTTGTACGCCACCAGATCAACCTTAGAAGCAGCGCGGAGGACATAGCCAGCCTGTCAGTTGCCATCAAGGAGCTAAACGATGCCATAAAGATCAAGGTGGACTTGATCGTTATCGATACCTTAGCCAGAGCATTTGGCGGTGGAAATGAGAATTCCAGCGAGGACATGGGAGCTTTCATTACGTCATGCGGCTACTTGCAGGAGGAATTCGAGGCCGCGCTGATGGTCATCCACCACTCT